TGGCGGCACGCATCCATGCGGCCATACAACTATGAGTTTTCATTCACTGCCACTTGTCATAAACGAAATCCGCGCAACCGAGGCGGTGCTTAACCGCATCTACGACGCGGCCAAGATCGGGTTAAAAGGCGACAACCTGGCATTAGCGTCAGGCATGACGCCAACCGCTTATCGGCAACTCTGCGAGATGGATCAGGTAGCGCTGTTAGCCGAGCAGAAAGGCCGCGCTGATGGCGAGAAGCTGGCGTCTACACAACTGCACAAAGCCGCCGAGCAAGGCGACGCTAAAGCAGCGCTGTCCATTCTGCAAAACGTCCACGGCTGGGTGGCCAAGCAGTCCATTACGGTTGATGTAGACCAACGCATCTCAATCATCGGCGCACTGGCCGAAGCCGAACGCCGCGCAGCCGACGTGGTGGACGTCATAGCGCACGAACCCGCACAAACGTTACAAGTCCAAAATGCAAAGCACAAAGTACAGCGCTGAAGACGAACAGGAACTGATGGCCCGTTTGTGGGCACCTCAGTACAAGGACAACCCACTGGCGTTTGTTAAGTTCATATTTCCGTGGGCTGTTAAGGGAACACCGCTGGAGAACTTTGAAGGCCCGCGCAAATGGCAGCGCGAGGTGCTGCAAGAGATTGCCGAGCAGATCAAGGCAAACAAGGGTCAAGTGGACTTCAACACTTTGCGGCACGCGGTGTCATCTGGCCGTGGTATTGGCAAGTCGGCGCTGGTGTCATGGATTGTGATCTGGATGCTGTCCACGCGGATTGGCTCGACGACGATTGTGTCGGCCAACAGTGAATCGCAATTGCGTTCAATCACATGGGCCGAGATTACCAAGTGGCTGGCCATGTCGCTCAACTCGCATTGGTTTGAAGTATCGGCTACCAGACTAATGCCTGCTAAGTGGCTGACTGAACTGGTTGAGCGCGATCTGAAAAAAGGCACGCGGTACTGGGGCGTTGAAGGGCGGTTGTGGTCGGCTGAGAACCCAGACGCATACGCGGGTGTGCACAACTTCGACGGGGTGTTGGTTATCTTTGACGAAGCAAGCGGCATTGACGACTCGATCTGGGCGGTGACATCAGGCTTCTTTACTGAGAACACACCCAACAGGTTTTGGCTGGCGTTCAGTAACCCGCGTCGCAATACGGGGTACTTCTACGAAACGTTTCACAGCAAGCGGGAGTTCTGGTCCACCAAGGTGGTGGACGCCCGCACGGTTGAAGGTACAGACAAACAGGTCTACCAGCAGATCATCGATGAATACGGACCGGACTCCGCGCAGGCGCACGTTGAGGTGTATGGGGAATTCCCTAATGCGGGAGATGATCAGTTTATCTCCAGCTTGGTGGTTGACGATGCGATGAAACGCGAGAAGTACAAAGACCCGTCAGCGCCCATAGTGATTGGGGTTGATCCTGCACGGTTTGGTGCGGACGCAACGGTGTTGGCGGTGCGCCAAGGGCGAGACATTGTGAAGATCATCAGGCACAGAGGCGACGACACCATGACGGTAGTCGGGCATGTGATCGAAGCGATTGAAGAATGGAAACCAGCGATGGTGTTTATCGACGAGGGCGGGCTGGGTGCGGGGATCGTGGACCGGCTGAAAGAGCAACGGTACAAGATCAAAGGCGTCAACTTTGGCTGGAAGTCGCGCAATCCTGCAATGTACGGTAATATGCGGGCGCAGATTTGGGGTGATATGCGCGAGTGGCTTAAAAGCGCCAGCATCCCAAACGACAGGTTCTTGAAAACTGATTTAATTTCGCCTATGATGAAGCCGGACTCCAAAGGGGCAATATTTTTGGAGTCTAAGAAGGACATGAAGGCGCGTGGACTGGCGTCACCGGATGCTGCTGACGCAATCGCGCTGACATTCTCGTACCCCGTGGCCAGCCGTGGGGAGTACAATTCCAAAACCGAGCGTCGTATCGTTCATGAACGCGGCGCGATTTCAACTGGATGGATGGGGTCGTAATGGCTACAAAGAAAAGCGTATCGTTATCTGTTGGCCGAGGCGAGAAGTTGCCAGCGTCTAAGGGCGCGGGCTTGACAGCCAAGGGCCGTGAGAAGTACAACGCAGCTACTGGCTCACATCTTAAAGCGCCAGCGCCAAGTCCTAAAACCAAAGCAGACCAAGGCCGCAAAGATTCATTTTGTGCAAGAATGGGCGCCGTAGCGGCCAACGCCAAGGACGGCGAACGCGCTAAAGCTGCCCTTAAACGATGGAAGTGTTAATCATGGCAACGAAACCTGGCTTGTATGCCAATATTCACGCAAAACAGGCTCGTATCAAAGCGGGTTCTGGCGAAAAGATGAACAAGGTCGGTAACAAAGCAGCGCCTACCGCCAAAGACTTTAAAGACTCTGCCAAGACGGCAAAGAAAGGTAAATGATGCCACTCGTTAAATCTAAATCGCCAGAAGCCTTCCGCAAAAACATCAAAGCTGAAGTTAAAGCGGGCAAACCGGTCAAGCAGGCCGTGGCCATAGCGTATGCCGTTAAACGCGCTTCGACACCACCAAAGAAAAAATGACCCCAAAAGCCCTGCAAAACTGCCTGATTATGGAACGCGATGTTGAAAAACACGCATTCTTGGAATTGCTATCTAGTGAAAAACTTGGCACTGGTGTGGTATTATCCGCAGGCCCAGATTGCAAAGACGTCAAAGTCGGTGATCGCGTGTATTTTGACGTAGGGCAAGAATTTACGCATGAGGGCAAAAAATATGTCCTCATGCGCGAACCTCACGTTTTAGGGGTCTTTAATGGCTGATCCAACCGGAATGGTCGCTGCGGCTAATGTTGCTGCTGGCGGCAAACCACTGAAGTCTGACTCAGACATTCTCAGCCTTGCTCGCTCTCGGCTGGATATGGCCGTGTCTTCGTTGGCCGAGTCCCGTGAAGACGAGATTGACGATCTGCGGTTTTACGCCGGTTCACCAGACAACCATTGGCAATGGCCTGCTGACGTACTGGCCACTCGCGGCGCAGTGCAAGGGCAGACCATCAATGCCCGTCCAACGCTGACCATCAACAAGTTGCCCCAGCATGTGCGCCAAGTCACCAACGACATGCGCCAAAATCGCCCTGGGGCCAAGGTCATTCCCGTGGATGACAACGCCGACATTGAAGTGGCAGACATTTTCAACGGCATGATTCGGCACATCGAGTACATCAGTGATGCCGATGTGGCCTACGACACAGCTTGCGAGAACCAAGTGTCTTACGGCGAAGGGTACATCACCCTGATGACCGAGTATTGCGACGACAAAACGTTTGATCAAGACATCAAGATTGGCCGTGTACGCAACAGTTTCAGTGTTTACATGGACCCACTGATTCAAGACCCTACTGGCGCCGATGCCAAATGGTGTTTTATCACCGAAGACTTGACCAAAGCCGAATACGAGCGCCAGTATCCCGATGCAGCCCCTATTTCAACGCTCCAGTCGTTGGGCGTGGGCGATCAGTCGATCAGCAACTGGCTGAACAAAGACACCGTGCGTATTGCAGGGTATTACTACATCGATTACGACAAAACCACACTGAATTTGTACCCTGGCAATCAGTCAGCGTTTGTAAATACGCCCGAAGACAAGATGCTCAAGGACATGTTTGGCAAACCAGTCAAGTCTCGCGTGTCTGAGCGCCCTCGGGTCAAGTATTGCAAGATCAATGGCTACGAAATCCTTGAAGAACAAGAGTGGGCGGGCAAGTGGATACCGGTTATCCGTGTTGTCGGCAACGAATTTGAGGTTGATGGCCGTCTTTACGTGTCTGGCTTGGTGCGTAATGCCAAAGATGCCCAACGGATGTACAACTACTGGGTGTCGCAAGAAGCCGAGATGCTGGCTTTGGCTCCAAAAGCCCCATTTATTGGCTACGGTGGCCAGTTTGAAGGCTACGAAGACAAATGGAAGACCGCTAACACCAATAATTGGCCTTATTTGGAGGTCAATCCTGACGTTACAGACGGTCAGGGCAGTGTTATGCCACTACCCCAGCGGGCGCAGCCTCCGATGGCCTCCAGCGGCTTGCTGCAAGCCAAGGCGGGTGCTTCTGAAGACATTAAGTCCACCACTGGACAATATAACGCCAGTTTGGGCATGGGTTCCAACGAGCGTTCGGGCAAAGCCATTCTTGCGCGTCAGCGTGAGGGCGATGTGGGCACTTATCACTACGGTGACAACCTTACCCGCGCCGTGCGTCACGTTGCTCGTCAACTGGTGGACCTGATCCCTAAGATTTACGACACGCAACGCATCGCCCGAATCATTGGTGAAGACGGCGAAACCAAAATGGTCAAGATTAACCCTGATCAGCCCGAGCCGGTCAACAAAATCATGGATCAAAACGGGATTGTGATTGAGAAAATATACAATCCAGGCGTTGGCAAGTACGATGTCGTGGCGACCACCGGCCCAGGCTACGCGACCAAACGTCAAGAGGCACTTGAAGCAATGGCACAACTGTTGCAGGGTAATCCTCAACTGTGGACTGTGGCCGGTGACTTGTTTGTCAAGAATATGGACTGGCCAGGCGCTCAAGAGATGGCCAAGCGGTTTGCCAAGACAATTGATCCTAAGTTGATGTCTGATGCTGACGAAAATCCAGCCTTGCAAGCCGCCCAGCAGCAAATGCAGGCGATGGGTCAAGAGATGGAGCAAATGCACAAGATGATCCAAAACGTCAACCAGTCGGTTGAAGTTCAAGACATGCACCGCAAGGATTACGAAGCCATGATTAAGGCTTATCAGGCTGAAACTCAGCGTATCAGCGCGGTGCAGGCTTCTATGTCACCAGAGCAGATTCAAGACATCGTAATGGGCACGGTCCACGGTATGATTACCTCGGGCGATCTGGTGGGTGAGATGCCAGGGCGAGATGTTGATGTTGGGGCTGAGATGCCACAAGAAAATATGGAACAGCAACCACAAATGGGGATGCCGCAATGAAAGCATGTGATTTTTTAGGTTTGCTGTTTTTAGCGCGGGATGTTGCCCATTCGGTGCATTTAAACACCCGCAGCTTTTCCAAACACAAAGCGCTAAACATTTTTTACGACCGCATTATTGACGCCGCCGATGATTTTGCTGAAAGCTATCAAGGTCGTCATGGTTTGATTGGCCCCATCACATTGCATTCGGCCAAGAAAACATCTAACATCATTGAATTCTTGGAAGATTCGCTCAAGCAGATCGAAGACGCCAGATATGAAGTGGTTGACAAAACCGACATGTCGCTTCAACAACTCATTGACAACATCATTGAGATTTATCTGCGTACTCTGTACAAACTTCGCTTCCTCGCATAAGGACCATCATGGCAAACTATACCGCTATCACAGCCACCGCCCAAATCAAACCATCTGCTGGCAAACTTCGTGGCATTTTTGTAAGCTCTGCGTCCAGCACGCCCACCATCACGGTGTATGATTCATTTGCGTCCAGCGCATCGGACCCTGTAGTGCTTGCAACATTTACGCCTACCGGTAACACAAACCACAATTTTGTTGAAGGTTTGTACACCAACAAAGGCATTTATGTTGTGATCAGCGGCACTGTTTCTGCAACCGTTTACTACGATTAAATTATGGCTACCGTAAAAATCTCCCAACTGCCACCAGCCCCAACGCCGTTGGTCGGCGCGGATTTAGTGCCTGTTGTCCAAGCCGGAACAACATCAAGAACTACACTTGATAATGTGAGCAGCTATGTAAACGCCAGTGTTAAAAATTTTGGCGCAGTGGGCGATGGGGTAACAGACGATACGGCAGCTATTCAAGCGGCAGCTAACGCAGCGGGATATGGTGGAACATTATATTTTCCAAAAGGAAGATATTTTGTAAGTAGCACCATTAATTTAAGAGGTGCTGCTAAATTGCATGGTGATGGTCCAAACGCAACTGTTATTTACCGTACGGGAAATTACGGCAATACAATGGTTTGCGGCACAAGTTCTAATTCAAGTGAACCTGCTAGAGAATTTGAATGTTATGGAATTTTATTCCAACATTCAACGCCAAGAGCTGATGGTCAAATGACATTGCCTAACTTGGCAACAAGTGGCGCACATTTAGCATTGTATGGCACTCAAAATGCAACAATTGATAACTGTTGGTTTTGGCGTCTTCCATTTCAAATTCAATTTTTTGGCGGTACATTAAACACTATTAACAATTGTCAATTTTTGGGGACATGGGATTTGCAAACAGTAGCGCTCCAAGAAGGAATAGCACAAATTCAATTGACTATAAGTAGTGTTTACGGAAATCCAACTACGCATGTATATACAAATAACAAATTTTTTGGCGATAAAATAACAAGGCAAATAACATATACGCCATCTTCTGGCAACGTAACTATTACAGCAGTTGATACCATTGGTTCTCAATACGGTATTTTATGTTATGGACTTGAAGATTTTGTATTGTCAGGAAATTATTTTGGCGGGCAAAGTATTGCACAAGTTGCAATAAAGAATTTTACTAACGGGGCAGTAATTGATTGGCGAATTACAGATAATTTTTTTGACGGTATATCAAAAGGCCAAGCAATATTGTTAGCGCCAGATGTAGCAAATTTAAATTCACTTGGGGTAATAATCAGTGAAAATATGTTTGTTGACAATTTTCATTCAATTTTTATTGTTCAAAATTCTGTTAGTTTAAACCCATCGGTATACAATTTAGATATTAGCAATAATATTATGATTGCTGGAAGGGCAACACCAATATATTTAAACGGTGCTGCTGGTTTTACAATAGATGGAAACAAAATAACAAATTACAATGTATATAATCTTTCAAGTTCTGATTTATCATATTGTGCTTCGGTGTTAATAAACGGTTCAACTGTTCAAGGTTTAGTTACTACCAACATTATTGGAGCAGGCGGCAATATTTTAATAAATGATACATCGGTTAATTTTTGCTATTATGGAGTATCATTTTCAAATAATTCTTCAGTATCAGTTAACAATAACAATTATCTTGGAATTCGTCAAGGTTCTACTTTTTACGTTGGTTTAGCATCAACTGAAAATTTATATACGTTGACTGCTGCTGGAAATTATCAAATGACCCAAAGCGATCAAGTAGCTGTAATAAATAAAACCACCAATCAAATTACAACAGTAAATCTTCCCGCACGCCCTGTACTTGGTAGAACGGCAACTGTAATTGATGGAAAAGGAACTGCACTTACGTTTAACATTACGGTAGCCACTTCTGATGGCACTGTAATAGATGGGTCATCTACATATGTAATCTCAAAAAACTATGACTCTAAAAAATTTATGTTTAATGGTTCAAGTTGGAATTCTGTCGCATAATAACGGCACAAACTGTATCGGCCCAGTAGACCGAGGAATCTTAGGATTCAGATACCATGACTGAAGAAGTCCAAGCTCTAGCGGAAGTAGACTCCGCGCCAACCACGGATGTGACGGCCACACCTGAAGTTGCTGAAAGTACGCCGGAAGTAACCGAGGCCAAATCATTCTCGCAAGAGGAACTTGATGCAGCTATCGGC